GTTCTTCATTTTCCAAAGTAACATAAGGTTTGCCTTGATTATATAAATGAGATAACACCTTGTTGCTTAGTTTAGAGTCAAAAGACACTTCAAAAGCGTGTCCTACAACTACAACAGAGTCATTATCATTAGAAACAAAATAATCTTTATCGAACTTAAATTTCATCATGATATAATATTTTATGTAAATATATAAGAATTAGGGGGATTTCCCCCCTAATCTTATAAAAAGTTATTGTAACCTAGTTTGAAGTCCAAGCATTAGTAACGCCAGTAACAGCTTGATATAAATCAATCTGACCTGCGTTTGCTGGGTCTACGTTTGCAGCAGATACTACTACTAACGCTTCTCTTGGGTATTCAGCATGAACACCAGCTAATTTTACTTGAGTACCATTTGCATCCTGTAATGCAACACCAGTAGTTTGCTCTCCTGAAGAGAACTCTAAAAATGCTTTCTTTTCGAAAACCTTGTCATATCCTAAGATAAAGAAGTATGTTTCTGGTGCAACAGCATCACAATCATCAGCGAATGTTTCAACTAGTGCATATAGACCACAAGATTCAGTAAGCTCTCTTAATCTACCATTAATTTCTTCAGTTACTTTTGGAATGTAGAAGTCTAATTCTACTGTTACAAGAGTAGAACCATTCTCTCTTGTAGCATTTGCAGTGAAACCAGCAGTTTCTCTGTCAAATTCAAATTCATACCAAGTTGTAGATACAAAAGAATTAAATTCGCCACCAGCAGCATCAGCACCTGGTCCTGAACCAGCAGCAGCATAAGCTACAGCACCTAAGCCACCTTGCTCCATAAGCCAAATTCTTTTTAGTCCACCTCTTCGGTTTCTGTCGCAACATACGATTGCGTGTCCTTGAGTTATTGCCATTTTTTTATATTTATTATATTGTTAAACAAAGTAGTCAGGAGGGATTTTACTCCCCCCCTCGTACATTTTTATTATTAGTCTTCAGTAGAAGTAACAACCATTCCTGGCTCTTTAACAGCTACACCGAAAGAGTAAAGCATACGGAATCTGTTTTCTTTACAATCTCTGTTGTACCACATATCTACATCTTGTGCAGCAAAGTCAGTACCTACAGTAATATTGTTTTCCATTGTCCAGATAGCACACTTAGTTTCAGCAGCTCCATTTGGAGCAAGACCATTTGCCATAGCAGCTAAAGCTACAGAGTGGTTAGCAATATCAACATCCCACGAGTTAATAACAACTAAAGGAACACCATTGAAACGTAGACTTCCAACACCATTTTGTAAGTCAGCGTATGCAGCAGTATGAGAACCATTAGAAGCTCTTAATTCAGCAGCATAAGAATCAGCAAAAGCACGAGAACAGTAAATAACTTGTCCTTCAGCAGTAGCTAGTTCAGTTGAACGAGCAGCTAACATTGCTTCTAATTGTGCGATTGTTGCAGTAGCACCTTGAGTTAGTGTTTGTGAAACTGGTAAAGCACCACCTACAGCACCATCAAGAGCTTTCCATACACCATTTGCAAGTGCTTGTGTACCAGCACCATTTGCAGTATCTCCAAACCATAGGATTGTAGACATATCTCTCATGATACCTTGTAATACTAATTCAGAAACGATTTCCATAAAGATAGTTCCTGATAAGTCGTAACGACTAATACCTCGTCTCAATAATTGAGATTTAATGTGAGATAATAAAGAAGTAGACTGTTGTGCGTGTTCAACCTCTAAACGAGATAGAGTTAATTCTATAACGTTGTTAGTAGATTGGTCTGCGTCAGCAGCGAAACACGCTGTGTTCATTGATTTTGTTAAATCTTTTAAAGCTGAATATCTGTCTAACTTAATAGAAGCACCAGAAATATCAGAAATAACTTCCATCCCTTTAAGATGGTCATTTTCGTAAAACAATGGAGATAGGAAATAACGTCTAGCATCTTCCTGACTCCAAGTTAAACTTGTATTAATTACGTTTGCCATTTTTTTCTAATTTTTAATTTTTAAAATAAACTTTTTTGTCATCGCTGATGCTTTTAGCTAGTACATCCCATGCGTTTTCAGACTTTACATCTGGAGTTGGGTTAGGGTCTTTACTAGGCACTACATCACTTGGAGTTCCCTCCATTTTTGCTACTTTGTAAGAAGAAATCTCATCCTCTAAAGTTGCAATGTAACCATCCTTTTCAACGATTGTGCCATTTAATTCAATGATAGCTTTGTTAGACTCTTCTATAGACTCTTCTAAAGTTTTCATTTTTTCAACAACAACATCATTATCAAGAATTTTTACTTCCTTTACTTCGCCTTCTTTGTTAAAAAGGTCAGCGATAAAAGATTTTAAGTTATCAAACTCTTTTTCCATTTTACTTTCTTTTTTAATGTTATTAAATAAATTATTTACAAGAGCTTTATTCTTGTAATCATACTTGTTTATATCAAACCTTGCAGCAAGTTTTATAGGCTCTTCGATTACATCTACAAAACCATATTTTACTGCTTCAGAACTATCAAACCAAGTTTCTTCATTCATCCAAGAACGGATTTGCTCTTCGCTATTTCCACTCTTAGACATATATATACTAACTAACCTATCGCCCATTTTATCCATGAGGTCGGCTGCTTTCCTTAAATCACCTGCGTCTCCAACTTCTCCTCCCCATACATTGTGTATCATATAAAGTGAGTTCTCACTCATTATAACTTCATCACCAGCAAGTGCAATAACACTTCCCATTGACGCAGCGATACCTTCTATACGAGTAGTTACCTTTTGTGGCATTCTGCTAATAGCATCATAAATCGCTAAACCATCTACTACTGAACCACCAGGTGAGTTTATTCTTAAAAGAACAGATGTACCATTTGGGATATTCTTCATTTCATCTATAAAAGATTTGGCATCAACCCCATATTTGCCAATCTCATCATATATCATTACCTCTGTTACATTATCAGAAGCTATGTTTTTTATATCGTACCAATTCATTTTTGCTAAGTTTTTAATATTACTGTGTTCATGAATTTCGCCATTGTTATATGTAAAAAGAATGGTCATTTCTGTGCCATCTTCATCTGTCTGTGTTACATACAACTCTCCTTTAGTGTGTAAGGTTTCCATGTCTGATTGTGTAAAATCATATTTATGGTCATACTCTTCACCCTTGTATTCTTCCTTTTTGCTTTTCTTGTCTATCTCTTCCAACTTGTTTATTGCCCAATTAATCATACTAGTTCCTCCCCAGCAGTCCCACATTAATCCTCCACAGCCTTCACTATAAGGAACATCTTTGTGTTGTTGATGCCTTTTAAAACTAGCGACACGAGAAATCGTATCTCTACTTAAAGGAGTACGACTTGCGATTTGTCTGGCTCTTTTTTTTCCTACGTCAGTTCCACAAGAACCCCATCCATTTTCTTCTACCCACTTTAACGCTCTCTTAGCATTATTAGTTGCAGACTGTGGATAATCACTATAGGTTTTAGCCATTTTAAAACTTTGATACAATATAAGTCAATATATATGAGACAGTATGGAAATTTGTGGAATAAAATTTGGTTTTGTCATTTTTCTTTAGTTACATTGTAATTCAATCAACAATAAAAACTATGAATTTCGAAACAAAATTATCAGGCAACAGCGTAACAGTTTATAACGTCAGCAAAAGAAACCACGATGTAGAGTCTAGTTTTATAGTAGACTGGTCTTTCGTTACAGAAATGAGACAGTGGGGTGTAAAATCCATGTATTTATATGTAAATAAGGTTTGTGGTGAAATAGATGTTAATTACTGGGATGATGAAAATTCAATGCCTATACCAATATTAATAGATAGCAGTATGGATGAGCATGATGGTTCTAAGTGGGCAATAGAGGTAGAGAAATCTAATTTAAACTTTGGAGATTGCGTACAACCCAAGGATGTAGAAGTAGATTTTGAAACTAAAATTATAACTGTAAACTTTTAAGATATGAATTACGATAATTATAAATTAAGCAACCCTGTAGATGATGGTTATAATAACGGTTTAGTAACTTCTTGTTGTGGTGTTGAAGAAGAAGTTAGTGAAACAAGTAATTGTTGTGATTCTAAGTTTTGGGCAGAAACAGATATATGTGGCGAGTGTAAAGAACACGCTGATACATACATGGTATGCACAGAATGTGGTGATGATGAAGATTGTTACACTATGATTGAAGAGTACGAATACGAACAAAATATGAGAGACCATTATGATGAGATGAAATCTGATGGAGATAGAGATGAACGCTAATTATTTAAAAAAAAATTATGTCAAAAATTAAAAACATTGTAGATTTACAGCAACAACATGAAGATGAGGTTGCTAGGTATTACTCACACCTTTATAAGGTTGCAGAGTATATGGGTGTAGAGAAAATATGCCTAACATTAATTAAAACAAATACTAATTTTAACCCAAAGAAAAATGACAAAAGAAACTAAGAACGAAACTTTAAAGAGATTGTTTATAGAAAACAATTTAGTAAAAGAAGATGTGTTTAAACACAAGCACTATACTATTATTACAAGAGCAGGTATAGATAAAATTATGGCTGCCAATGATATAGAAATACAATATGACATTGTAAATCTTTCAGATGACCATTCACATTGTCTTATAAAGGCTTTAGGTAAAAGAGGCGAGAAAATTATTCAAACATTTGGAGAGTGTACTCCAAAGAATAATAGCAATGCTTATCCAGTAGCAATGGCAGAGAAAAGAGCAAAGTCAAGGATTGTACTTATGTTAGCAGGTTTTTATGAACTAGGAATATTTGGAGAGGATGAAGCTGATGATTTTTCTAAATCTAAAAACTAAATGACACAGCACGATTGGATAGATGATATACTAGAAGATGAACCATGTTCCTTATGGCAAATAGGAAAGATAGAGAGTCTTCTAGTAACATCTAGTGCTAATATATTTTATGAACATATAAATTTTAACGAACTAACTTATTATGACGCAGAAGAAATCATTAGACATCTCTGGGAGAACGATTGCCCTAAAGACCCTAGAGACCAATTTAAGCAAATGCAGAGAAGGGGGATATTTTAATAACTGGCAAACAATAAGAGAAGTAGTTAGGATTAGCAAAGAAAATATACCTACTATAATTCCTATTGGACATAATAACTATATTCCATTAAGTTATTTTAAAGATTTTTTTAAAGCTATACCTTTAGAGTTATGGTGCAATAGTCCAGTTTTTTATTATAACATAGAAAAATTATGTTGGGATGCGTTAGGTTTTTTAGGCGAAAAAATACACAAATCTAACGTTAGAACAAAATACTTGCAGTTATGCTTTATGAAGGTTGGGTTAGATATTAATGACACTTTAAATAATCAAGAGCCTATATTTTTAAAATATAAAGACAATAAAGAAAGATTTATAGCTGCCATAGATTATTTATGTAAAAATTTATCTAAAGAAGAATTAATACAAATATTAAACAAATCTAAAAAATTAAGTGATGAAAGATATGTTACAAATTTCTGAATATAAAGATTTAAAATTAACAATAGAAGAACACGTCGTATGTGGTGCAGTAATTATGTGCAGTGGCTTGACATTAGAAGCAATTAGGTCAAAAACAAGAGTGCAAGAATATGTTTTAGCAAGAAGTGTTTTAGGCATAATGTTAAATGAAATAGGTTGTAGTCTAACAAGAGCTGGTGAAATTATTAATAGAGACCACGCAACAATACTACATTATAAAAGAAAACACACAGAAAATTTATTATACCAAACAGGTTATAAAAAGCTATATGAATATTGTAACCTTGAACATTATACTACACATAGAGTTAGAACAGTAAAAGCAATGGAAAAAGAATTATTAATTATGCAAGATACAATAGATAAATATAAAAGCACTTTTGTTGAAATGTAATTAAAAATAACTAAACTAATTATTAATTAAAATTATTTAAAAATGTCAGAAAAACAGTATGTAAATGGAATGATTATCAAGGAGAAATCTTTTGATAATGGTGGTACACAACTAAAACTTAGCATCAAGGTAGATGATTTAGTAGAACAACTAAAAAATCTAAGCAGTGATGGTTGGGTTAATTTAATTGTTGCCAGAAGAAAAGAAGCATCTGAAACAGGTGTAACGCATTATTCTTATGTAGACACTTGGAAGCCTACAAAGAAAAAAGCTGTTGAGGTAGGGTCAGAAGATGACTTACCATTTTAAATTAACATTAGGGGGGAGTAATTGTTTTGCTCTCCCCTTTATTTACTAAAAACTATTATGTCAAAT